GGAGGCGGGGGTGGAATTGTATTTGTAGCTGCACCTATAATCGTAGGCTCAGGAATTATAACTGCAACTGGGGGAGCAGGTGGTAACGCTGCAGGAACAGGGGGAAGTTTTGGTGGTGGAGGAGGTGGAGGTGGTGGAGTTATGTGTATGATTGCAAGAACTTCTGACATAACTCCAACTGCAAATGGGGGATTAGGTGGAACTTCCGTTATTGGTACAAATGGAAATTTACCAGTAGCACTTGCGGATGGAACTACAACATCTACAACTACCACAATGTCAATTACCCCTACAACTGCTTTATCAAAGGGCAAGTTATATTTAATTACTTTTCATTTAAACGTTGCTGCAGGTATAGGTGGCTCGGGTATCAATGGAATTTCAGGCTATGGAATTAATTGGAATCTACTTTCAGGTTCAAGAGTTGAGTTCAATACTATTGCCACACCTGTAAGATGCCAAGAAACTTGGTATGGATATTACGAAGCAAATACTGAACCAGATTTAGTTGATAGTAAAGTTATTACAGTTTCTTTATCAACAGCAAATACTGCTGCTAGGGTAATAATTGATGAAATTACTAATACTGAGGCAAACTCCTCGAGTTATCCTTTTACTGGAAACCAAGCGACAAACTCAACTAATTCAGCAACAACACTAACAGTAACTTTACCTTCAGCACCAACAACAGGAAGCATGGTTTACTCCGTCTTTACAAGGAGTGCAGGTACAGCAACCACAGCAGGTGCAGGTAATACTTTAGTTAATAACCAAACAACAGCCCCACAAATATCTTCTCAGGTGTCAAACGCTCAACAAGCAAATATACAAACTCATACAACTGCTGCTGCCGTTGCAGGATTTTCTATAGAAATAATAACTTCGGTTAGTGGTAATAATGGCTCAACAGGTTGGGACGGAAAGGTGGTGCAAATTTATGGATAAACAAACTTACGATAAATGGAACAATATTAGAAGTAATAGAAATGGGTTTTTAGCACAGACTGATTGGACACAACTTCCTGATGTAGAACTTACAGTTGAGTTAGTTCAAGCTATGAAGGTTTACAGACAACAACTTAGAGATATAACTACAGATTTTACAAACCCTGATGATGTTGTGTTTCCTGAAAATCCACTTGAGCAACCAGTTGAATAATCTCATAACATTTATTATTTATAACTTATGACCGTATTCTATGATGTCGCAACAATTCTTAAATCTGTAGGTGCTTTAACAGAACAAGAAGCAATACTTCCAACAGGAACTGATCTTTCAGTCAGACTTCAATTTGTAAATGATGCTTTAGGTGAGTGGTCCGATACTTATACTTGGAAAGATCTAAGAGTTACTTTAAATATCAACACTTCTACTGCTTCAGTAAATATTATTAATTTACCAACAACCTTTAGAGAACCCTTATCAACACTATATTCTTTTTCAGAAACAGAAAATAAACCGATTGCTTACCCTTTAATAGACGCAGAACAAAGATTCACAAGAGAATCAGATGAAAAATATTGTTATCTTATGAATACATTTTTAAATAAACAGCTAGTGGTAAATCCTCCGTTAGCTTCAGGAGTTTCCTGTCAATTAGACTATATGTCTTTCCCTTCATCTGTTGCCACCACTTCGGACTATGTTCCAATTTCAGCATCACAATATCTAGTTAAAAGAGTATCAGCTATGGTATTTCAAGCTAGAGGTGATTCAAGGTACCCACTTCTTCAAGCAGATGCTCAAAGAATGTTATCCAACGCTATTGAGGAACAAAACGTGCCATTTGGTAAGGTTAATAAGATACCAATGTACACTTACGGTTTCACAATAGGAGTTGATGGATAATGCCTGTAATCAATACAAGACAACCCTCTTATCAACCACAGCCAAGATACCAAGTAACCTACAATGGGTTTCCAGGGGGCTTAAACCTTTTCTACACCCCTACTGAAATTAAAGCTACAGAACTAGCTCAATCTGATAACTGTATGTTAACTGGACAAGGAATTGTTACAGGTAGGTGGGGTACTAAAACCTACTTTTCAACAGGATCACAAACTATCCGAATGATGGAAAAATATGAAAACTTAGGTACAGGAGCTAATGAGATCTTAGTTGTTACAGATGAAGGATTGCTTAGAAAAAAGTCAGGAACTTCAACAACAGTAGTTTCAGGTGCTTCATTTCAATCTCTGGCTTCAGGTGCCTATATCAACTCAGCTCAAATTGGAAACTTTCAATATCTTGTTTCTTCGACTACACCAATGACAAGATACAACGGTACAAATTTAACTACTTATACAGGAATTTCAAAACCATCTTTAACTGCTGTAACTTTTGTTTCAGGTGCTACAGGTACAGCAACTTGGTCATATAAAGTAACTGCTATTGGAACTACAAATGAAACACTTCCATCAACTGCTGTAACTTTGGCTAATATGTCTTTTGATAGAACTAAGTTCACTGTAAACATAACTTGGTCACAGCCATCTACAGCTACAACTGCCATTACAGGCTTTGGAGTCTATGCAGGGTTACCAGGAGATGAAACATTAATTGCTACAGTTGGACCTACAGTTACAACCTTAACTGATAGTGGACTTGAACAATCATCAATATTTGCCCCATCATCTGATTACACAGCAGGTGTTAAAGCTAAATTTATTAAAAGATTTGATGACAGGTTAATTATTGCAGGAGTAACAGGAGACCCTACTCTTGTTATGATTTCAGGTAAATACCCATATCAAGATAGATTTAACTGGCAAAATGGAGGTGGCTTTATTAGACTAGCTCCTGACGCTGGAGATGAAATTACAGGTATTGAGGTTGTAGGACAAACTGCACTAGGAGGGTTATCTACTCCTGGAATCTTGGTATTTATGAAAAATTCAGTTTATCTTGTAACGCTATCTTATATTGATATTGGAAACTACTCAGTTTTAAATCCTCAATTTCAAAACATTTCTCCTGTTGGTGCTACTTCATTTAGAAGCATTGTGAACATTCAAAACAATACTTTCTACTTTGGTAGCCAAGGACTACAGACTGTTGGTAGTGAGCAAAATTACATCTCCCAAATTAGAACTAGAGAAGTTTCAGCAAGAATCAGACCTTATATTCAAGGAGTTATTGCAGATGATTTACCTCAGGTAGCTGCAGGTTATATGGACTATAAATATTTATTCTCATTTCCAGAAACTAAAGACACTATGATTTATGACTATGAAAGAGCAGTATTCATGGGTCCTTGGAAGACTCCATTTGGTATTACTCAATGGCTAGAATACACAGATGACGTTGGAGATATTTACTATCTTGCAGGTTGTAATGACGGTATTGTTAGAGAGTTTAGTGCAAACTATAAATCAGATTCAGGTACTCCAATTATTAAAACAATGAAGACCAAGAAAGAAGATTTTGGTAATTGGTCAGTTTTAAAAACTATCGAACTTCTAAATATGTTATTTAGAGAAGTATCAGGGTCTATCAATGTTTCAGTTTTGTATGAAGGTAGGGATGGAGTTATTAAAAATGTAGCTAAATCTTTTACCATTACAGGGGACGCAGCAGGAACAGGATGGGGTACAGACCTATGGGGTTCTCATAACTGGGGTACTTCCAACACTAATGTAGTATTACCTCAACCACAAGACATTATTAGATGGACTTCACTATACAAAACAGGAAGAAATGTTCAACTTGAAATCTCTCAAGTTGCTAATGAAGTAAACTTTCAAGTTGCCGATATTAAAATGTCAGCTACTCTACAGCCTGAAGGTTCCTTATCTTCTCAACTTAGAATATAACTTGTATTTTTCTTTTAATTTTATTATTTATAAACTATGGCGAACTTATATAATGTACCTCTTAAAAATGCTGTACAGAAAACTTTAGCAAATACTTTAACTTCAGGTGAAACTGGAACTATTACATTTGCAACTTCTGTATCATCAGATTTACAAGCTTCATCTTCAATTCCAGGAATCTTGGTAATTGATAGAGTAGATGTTAACGGAAACCTAACTACCTCTTTAACTGAATATATTTCTTTTGAAGGCGTATCAGGATCAACTGTTACAGGTCTTGTTAGAGGACTCGGAGGATCTACAGCTCAAGGACACTCTATTGGAGCTATCGTAGAGTTTGTTCCTGATGTTGTATGGGCTGATTCATTAAATGATGTTATTACCACTCAACACAATGCTGATGGTACTCACAAAACATTATCTTTGATTTCTTTGGTATCCGTAACTATTAACAATTCAACTTTGAATAATTCAATTTCAAATAGTCCTTCACTTGCTTCTGTAAATGTAACTAATGGAATTATCAATAATACTTTAATCAATAATGCTTCACTTGCTTCTATGACAACTGTTAATAGAGCATTCATTCCTGTAGAACAAAAGTTCATCTCAAGTGTTGCTACAACTACATTTGACTGGGCATATTCAAATATTCACTCAATTACATTATCAGCAGCCACAACTACTTTAGCTTTTGCAAATCCAGTTGCAGGACAAGCTCTTATCACAAGACTTGGACAAGATGGAACTGGTTCAAGAGCAATAGTATTCCCATCAACAATTAAATTCACAGGAGGAGTTACTCCAACTTTGACTGCTACAGCTTCTAAGACTGATGTATTCGGTTTCCTATGCACAGCTTCTGGATTCTATGATGGCTACACAGTTGGTCAAAACTTGTAATGGCTGATGCAAGAAGAAAAACAGTTCTAGTTGATACAACTGCTGGAACAAATGTAACTACAGTTTCATCATTTAATTTATCTATAACAGTTGGAGCATACAATGACAGATGCCTTGTTTTAACTTTTGGAAATGGTCAAGACATAATTTCATCTGCAACATTCAATGGAAAATCATTTACTAAAGTTATAAGAAGTGTTGAAAATGATGGTAATGCAGGTGAAATTTGGTACTTAGTCAATCCTGATGTAGGTACTTATAATATTGCAGTAACTCTTAATGGAACAACAGATGATAGAGCATTAGCAGGTGCTGTTTCTTTATATAATGTAGACCAAGTAAGTCCTGTAAATCTTTCAACTTATGGACTTAACACAGGTTCAGGTATCACAGTTTCATTTACACCAACAGAAAACAACTGTATTGCTATAGATGCAGGTCATGAAAACGGTAATACTGCTGGAACTCAAGGTGCTGGTCAAACTTTAATATTCAAAAGAAGTGCAGGTAGGTCAGGGGGTACTTCATACAAAGCAGTAAATGCTGTTTCTAGTTCAATGTCTTGGTCAGGTTTTCAAGATGGTACAGTTTATTCATCTTATGCAGTTGCTGTATTCCAAGGTTCTATACCAACAGGTGGCTCATTCCTTTACAATCTTATTTAATTAACTGCCAATATTTACTATTACTAAGATATGAAGTTTATTATTGCCTTCTTCATAACTCTAATAGTTCTATTTATTGCCATTATGCTTTTCTTTGGTAAGAACACCTTTCGATACGAATGCCAAGACCCTGTTAATTGGTCAGAACCTAATTGTAATCCACCTATTTGCAAAGCCTCGGGAACTTGTACCGAAGATACGCTGAAAGTGTTGAGTAAGAAAGAGAGACTGCCATCTTCCCCTCAATGAAGCGACACACCCCTGAAGAAATAGAAATGTTGCTCAAGTTTGTGGTGGGTGTTTGCTTATCACTTACCTTAACAGGAACAATCTTTACAGTTTTGTACTCACTTATATTTGTAACTCAACCACTAGGTCAATCAGCACCAAATGATGAGAAGTTTTTCCAACTTATAAATCCAATCGCTACATTTTTAACTGGAGCTTTATCTGGAATCATGCTAAATAAGTCCAGTTCAAATTCGAAACCTTCTAAACCACAACCAAAATAACATTTGTAATATTTAAGATAGGTAGTATAATTACTCTAATCCGAAAGGAGAGATTAGAACATTACACCATAGGAGAGTGTTATGGGTACCAGTCCAAAAGACAAGGAAATCGTCAAATTCCTATTGGAAAATGGCGAAGACAAAGGTCAAATCACGGACGGAAAGCATCAGGCTAATGACGATATGCAATCCGAAGGTTGGTTGCCTGAACGTGCTGTAACAAAGTACCTCGAGAAATGGGGAACTGCCGAACAGCTTGAAGAGTGGAACAACCAAAACCGTTAGTAACAAAGTCTTAGGGGAACGGACTATAAATGTTCCCCACTTTCTTATGCAAAACGAATTGAACCAATTTAATTTAATTTTTAATAATGATGAGGCATTCATTGAATACCTTGTATTAGTATTCTCAGACTCTGAGTTTACTGAGGAACAATTAAGGGAATTTATTACTGACGTTGTTTATGACGCAGTTGAAATGTATAAGAGAAACAATGGGGATACTTGTTTACCTGCTTACGTAACTCAAGTTGTTAAGACTTCAATCCAAGAATTAAAGGTTGCTTTAAAACAATAAAGACTTCAAACAAATAATTTAGTATTATTTGGGTATGACCCTAAAAGATTTCATTAAAAAATATGAGAATAAAACTGTAGATTTTGATGGTGCTTACGGAGGCCAATGCCAGGATCTCTTTAACCAATACATCAAAGAAGTATGGGGTATTTCAAACCCTATTCAAAAATTCCCCGTTGCTTCAGCTTATCAAAACTATGACTGTGCCAAGAATAACCCTGAGTTTATATGCCAATTAAACGGACCAAACGACGTTCCTAAAGCTGGGGATGTAATTATCTGGAATCAAGGGGTAGGTCCTCATGGTCACGTTGGTATCTATGTATCTGGCGACGTTATGAAGTTTGTGGCTTTTGAGCAAAACTGGAACAATGTACAAAAGTGCGTAAAAAACTCTCACTCCTACAATAATATTACTGGTTGGTTTAGACTTAAAAAAGCTAAGAAATAACAAAAAAGGACCTGATCAGGGTCCTAGTTTGTAATATTTGACGCAGGATTTACATTAAATAGTAGGCTGATAATTTACATTATTAGATGCAAAAAATCTTTCTACAACTAAAATAAACACTGCTTTGTTTAGTTGTATCTATATTATAACTTAAAGTGCTTTAAGTAACTTCTCTTTTTTTGGTGGATTTATTTTTTGATTTAACTTCTTAATAACTTTAACCATCTCAACAAGCTTTTCTTTTTCTTCAGGTGTAGCTTCAGGAATTTTGTAATTCTGAGATTTAAAAAACATACTCATAATCTTGGCGTAAAATTCGGCTCTATGAAATTCTATTGATAAAGGGTTTCGGTTATAAACTACATTTCTAAGTAGTTGATCTAAAAGTGTATCTAAATTGTGTTCAAACTCTTCTTTTATGTTCATATAATGTTAAGTTGCTAGGCACCTTGTAGTATAGGGTTAAGAAAGTTTGCATTGAGCATAAATTTTATTCCCTCCCTGTAGCCTTTTCTGCCCGACAGTAAAGTCTTTTATTTTATAACTACAGGCAAGATACCTAACAACCTAACATTATAGTTAGGATTTGATTTCTTTGTTCCAGTCACCATCAAAAGTTACAACAGGCTTTCTATTTGCAACTTCGAAGTCTTTAAATGTTCTACCTGTTTTCTCAGATTTCTTTTTACCAAGATATTTAATTCTTAGTTCGTCACCAACAGAAACTTGTTCTAGTCTTGGATCAAGAACTGTTGAACCCCAGAAAGAAACTAATTTACCAGCTACTTCTACTTCATAGATATTAGAGTTATTAGCTCCAACGTTATTTTTAACTGCTTTTAATACTCCCTGTAATACAGGATTTAATTCAAAATCGTGTGTTTCACTTTCTGATGTTTTATTTGAGATAATGTTCCAATCGTTCATAAATTTCCTTTCTTTTTATACTTAGTTAATTATATCACTTAACTTAATTTCTCTCATTTGTTTTCTTCCACTTTAACTATTTCATCTAGCTCACATAAATCTCTACCAATACCAATAACTCCTACATAACTTACAGTTACCAATTCTTTTTTCTTTTGTTTTTCTTTTAACACATCAACTAAATTTCTATTTCTTTCTTGAACACAGTACATATCTTCCTGCGAAGATGAGGCATCTGTTTTGAAATAAATTAAATAGTTATTGTTTCCAAGAAACTCATTTTTCTCAACAGCAGTTACATACCCTGTGTGAGCTGCTTCTTTTGTAATTGAGTATCTGAAAAAGAACGGAGAGATTGCAATAAACAAAATCCCAATTACAGCCATCACAACACAACCCGCTGCCCACCCGTTTCTCATTTATTTCTTCTCCTTGTAGAGATTTTTATATAGCATAGTGAAATACTTGCTGTATTTAAATCTCCAATCTGACTCACTAAATATAAGTGGTGGTCTTGTGTCTTCCTTGATGTATCTTGAGATCTTAGCTACATCTTCTTCCCATACTCTATTTAACTCAACATTATCAGCTTTGACAACAAACTCCTGCATATCTCCGTACTCTTTGGATACATAGATAATATGCCCTTCAGAGAGGTTATACGCCTTTAGGTAAGTCAATATCTGTAGTTGGTGACTTAGTTGTGGTCCTTCTGTTTTCTTCATCTTAAAGCTTCTTGTATTGGCTGATTTGATTTCAAAGATTGTCTTTTTAAGACCTTCGGGAAATCTTTCTCTAAACTTCTTGATAACTTCAAAGTACGCTCTAATCTTAGTCATTTCTCTTTCTTGATACTTTGGTTCAAGTTTAGAAGCTTCTTCAGCCATCTTGTTTATGTTTGCTCGTATAACTTCCCAAGACTCAACTTCAACAATCAAGTCAGGCTTAGCAACAACAGGTAAGTAGTCTTTCTCTTGATAGAGTTTTCTTTCATTATCTGTGTAGGCAATACCAATCTTTTCTAAGATGTCTTTGAGTCCTGTTTCAATCTGTTCACCAAGAAAGAAAGTCATTAAATTCTTTCCTGTTGCTGGATCTGAATATGGAACTCCCTTCATATCTAGAAACCTATCAAGCATTACTCCACCTAAATCTGATGCCCAGATCTCAGTTCGTACTTCACCCTTTGGATTGGCTCTTGTACCGATTAAATCTGTTAATAGGTTTGATAGGTTCCAGTTACTCATTACTTAATTATTGTTGTAACCAACAAACTTCCTAAGATAGCCCCAAGTATTGTGGCTAAAACTATAGATACAAAATTTACCCATGATGAATTATCTTTTTTAGTTTTCATTACTCTAACTTCAGGAGTTGCTTGAACTTTTCTTGAGTACTTCACAACTCTTTTACCTGATCCTGGTCTTCTCATTGAGGTATTAAAGTAGTTTATAACACTTGCTCTATCAACTACCAGTTGCCCACTTTTTAGGTATGAAGATACAATTTTCTTTCTGTTAATCAGCGAGTAAACATAGTTTAAGTTAATGTCAAACTCTTTTGATACTTCTTTTGCTGTCATTAAAATTTCAGATTCTTTCATAAGATCCTTTCAAATAAATAAATAATCATTAAACAAAATATACCGAACAACGCTCTAGTGTAGTGATTGGTTAAAATGTAATTTTTAGTTATAAATCTCCATAGTTTATGAAGCATTACACCTAGTCCAAAGCCAATTAGGATATTCATATCTCTTCTTCCCAATGGTCAGGACATTGTGTGTCATCATTTATAGCGTCTATAACCCACCCTAGCTCGTTACATTTACTCTGAATGTGTCTAACCATATCTTCTCTGTATGTGAAGCTTGTAAGGGCATCTTCGTGGCTATAAAGGGTATCTCCAGCTTGGGATAGAACCTCAGCAAAGTAATACTCGCCTTCATTTCTTGAATCTACATCTACAAAGTAGTTAACATTTACATTCATAAAATGTTTCTACTTAAAGTAATTACTACAGCTTTGATACCAAAGTCTAAGAAGATCAGTTGGTACTTAGGACTAATAACTTCTCTGATATGAGCTTGTAGCTCAAGAATATGGTTGAAATCTTCCTCTTCGAGAAAAAAACAAATACTGCCAGGCTCTACATTGGCTGTGAACTTATGAATACAACCTTCTGAAACAATCTCCCAGCAAGTTTGCATATTGATTTTAAGTGCTTGTTGCATAAAAACCTTTCTTAATTTTTTACTATTGTAATTATACTACCTTTTATAATTAACTGTCAAGTTTCTGCTAACCCTATACTCTAAACATTTTTAAAGCGTCACCCCTTAAAAAGTCTTCATATAAACAAAAATTACCCGTATTTAAGTTATAAAGATTAAACATTGTGCGTGGGTGGGATGTCAACCTGTTTTTGTCCATGTATAAATCAACAACTCTAGTATCATTTTCTATTTTTAGATTATCTGAGGTTTCATCTATTTTTACATTTTTATTTAATGATAAAAAGATTTCACATTTTTGAATTATTGATTTAGACCCACTAATATCTTCCATTGAAAGTACCCTTGATTTATATACAGACCCTTTAGGTTGTGCAAAAATAAATAACCAAGTGTCGGGGTACTCTTTGGCAAGTCCTTGAAATAAATATCCCCATTTTTCAGTTGCTTCTTGGTTTTTATCGTTTACATTTGTACCAGCAAGTTGGTGAAAGTGATCAAAATGAAATATTCTGTAGCCCATTTGATAATACTTTTCAAACAAGATCTTAAAGTTTTCAGGAGTTTGAAGTTTCGTATCTGACCCACCAAATTCATCTACAATCATAATTTTTTCCTGAACCATACTCATAGCTTTTTGGATCTTTGAATAATCTTTTTTAGTAACTACTTGTTTAAACTGTTCTTCAGTTAAATCAGACCAACTTTGTAGGTATCTTTGTCTGACCAACTGTTCAGTCATTTCTAATGAGAAATAAATAGATTTCTTTTTATGTCTTTCCCAAAACAATCTTGTAAGCCATAGAGCAAACCAACCTTTTCCAGAGCCAGGAGTTCCACTTATAACATAAAACCCAGCAGGAAATCTAAACTTAAAGTCGAATTCAGGAATACCGATTGGTAATTCTTCTCTCATTGTAAAGTCTAAAAGATTATCTAAATTTATATCCTGTGCAACTTTTACTTCAGGATTATTGATTGAGTCTTTTTTAGCTATTGAATTAAATGTTGCCCTTAATTCCTTTTCATCTAGTGGCGGGTTATTTCTTTGTAAGTTCCAATTTTGTAATGCACCCCAAGCTAGGTCTAAATCTCCTCTGTGGGAGTTAATGTATAAACCAGCAACTTGAGTCGCTTTTTGATTTCTTGTACCTTCAGAAGCACCTTCAAGAGTTACAGGAGGTTTATTTATAACTACAAATTTATCTGAAATTTGGTTTTTACTTTTAAACCATGAGTAAAATTCAGTCGGAATATCAACAAGAGAGTTTGTTAAATCTTTAATCCAGGAATATGAACCAAGAGTTTTATCTTTTAATTCGACCCTACTAGGTGGCATAACAACAAAACCACCGTCATTTCTAACGTCAATGTGTATTTTTGTAGCTAATGTATAAAGTTTTGTTGAATAATTAAAATAGAAATGTCTGCCACCTGAAACTGTTTTAACAGTTGGAATATTCATTTCTGAAAAGATTGAATACCACTCTGTATCTTCGCTAGATAAATCAAAATCTAAAACTGTAATATTTGAAATTTGACCTGTTACAACTCCGATACCCTGAAACCTAGCTAATTTTTTAAACTCTTCTTTACCTGCGTCTGCTTTTGTAAACTCAATGACCGTATCTTTTAATTCTTGGGGACTAATTCTTCTTTTTTGAAACTCAGCCCAACCACCGATAGGTCTTTTATCTTTAGCCACAGGGATAATACTAAAACCAAAGTCATTTATATATTTTTCAAACAATTCATAGTTCATTTTTAGGCAGTTTCCTTTCGTTAGCTTCGTTTAACTTTATTTCGTTTATGATATTTAATCTTCTTATGAACTCTTCGAGGTCATCTTCGGGCTTCAGTAGCTTTTGTTTATCGCCATAGTCTTTTCTTAAAGCGGATCTTAAAAATGATTTATGGTTCTTCTTTCTCTTCCCATTTGTTTCACACCAATCATATAAATCCTGTGCTTTTTTAATAATCTGAGTTCTGGAGCAATTGAAATTTTCTAAAAACTCTAAAATTGTTTCTTCATTTAAACTTAACAAAAAATCTTGAGAAGAATAAGGCGTGTCTTTTTTTAATTCTTTACCAAATGGTAAGTCTTCTAAAATGTTTTTAACGCGTTCTTTCTCATCTGTGTTTATATCTGGTTTTATATCTGTGTTTATATCTGGTAATGGTGTGACCATTTGGGAAGTTGCAGTTACCATTTGGTCAGTGTCACTTACCATTTGGGAAGAGCAAGTTACCATTTGGTCAGTGTCACTTACCATTTGGTCAGACTGATTGGTAAGTGAGTACCATTTAGTTTTATCTCCACCTCTTTTGTTAAAGTTTCCTTCTTCCAAATATCCAGCTTTGATTAGTTTATTTAATCTGGTTCTGATTTGCTTCTCAGATAACCACTCAAATACTTCAGTAAACTTACCTGCTGAGTTATAAGTCCAGTATTTACCGTCTATGAAGTTTTCATTGTTTTTTTGATTGAGATCGATCCAAAAATGGATATTGTGAAGAATAATGGCAGTATCTGTGTCAAATTCCTTTGCTATTTCAATGTCAAAAGTCCTATTAACTTTAGTCATTTTATTTGTTCAACATTTTTTTGATATAGTTTCTGAGATTTACAATTTTAATTGCATCATTTCTTTCTATACCAAATTCTTTTGAAATTTGTGAAATTTTTACATCAGGATTTGCGTCAATAAACTCAATAATTTTTTCAGTTAATTTATTTGTTTCTTCATTTCTAATACCTTCATTTTCTAAAGTCTGTTTAATCTGATCAATTATTTTGTTAAAAGATGGTTGGTTGAGATTAAAATCTTCAAGAGATTTAAAATTAATACGAGCTAACTGTTTTTTACCATTAAAGATTATTACTTTAATCATAAAACCTTTCTGCTAAACAAAAAAGTCTAGCACTCTATGAAGGTGTTTGGCTGCAAGGTACTTGTGGAAATACCAAACAACTTCATAGAAAACTAGACTTGATAAAAGCCTCGCACTTTGAGTTTCCACGCTCGTTGTTAATTTTTTAGTGTCCAAGTGAAGTGAAAAACCATTGCTGGAAAATCACTTCTCAAGAACAAAATAATTATATATTTCTTAAAAAAGATTGCAAGTAGTTAGTTGTAATATCTCGCACTAGGCGTACCACTTGCTAATACTCAACTTAGTGGCAATAAAGGGGTAAAAATGGGGTATTTTAGGGGTAAAAAGTGGTAAAAATAGGTCTTTTTTGTGTCATTTTTGGATCATTTTAGGGTATTTTTGGGCTATTTTAGGCATAAATTTAGGGTGATTTAATGGTTAATTTTGGCAAATTAAATACTAAAAACCACCCTAAACTAGCTCAAATTGTACCTTAATTAGGCTTTAATCCGACTTTTTCCTAATCCTTCAATCCAAAATATCATTATTGGTCAGAATATCCCATAGTATCTTTGTATAACTGGTCAATATCGGCTCTAATTTGGTCGTCATTTCTAAGCTCTTTATCGACAGCTAAACGAGCTTTTAAATCGTGGCTTCTCTTCTCCCACTCATTTCTGGTTAAGAATTTAGGATCGTTGAAAAGGTGTAGATCTGGTCTAACGGTGTGAACATCTCCCCATCTTAAAATTCTGACTCCCAATATTCTGGATAGTTTCTTTATCTCTCCACTAGTAAATCTCTTAAGCACCGACAGTTTAACTACTGGCTCTAGGGCTACAAAATACGGCTCTAAAGGGTTTTCACACAATATGAACTGTATCTTTAGCTTTTCTCTTAACTGTGGGGTTAGAAGGTCTTTTCTTAGGTATGAAACTCGGTATAACAGCATTATTTTTTCCTTTCGTAAATAATATACTTCTCAAATATTCTCTCAATTTCACTCACTTTAACATTGGTAAATAGGACTTCCTGCACCTTTTGGAACTCTTGATCTGGGTGGTTAAACAACTCCATTGAGATTTCTTCAAGTGATTTAAAGTCTTTTTTAGCGTATTCCACAATATCCCATGTTCTTTCTTCAAGGTAGTGTAGCCACTCTTCATACGAATAATCTAGCTTGGCTTTATCAAAGCTGTGTAATTTTTTCATTTTTCTTTCTTAGAAATCTAATTACTTCACCGACAAGTGAGTGTATTTCCTTGTCTTTAGTCAAAATCACTACTGCTTGAAGCATTATTACTGCTTTTTCATTGGTCATTTGTTCTGACATACGCTTTTCGTGTATCTCAAGGTTTTTAATTAGTTTTTCAATTATCATCTTGGTTTTGAGCTAGGTACTCATTGGCTCTAATTTTACTCCCAAAATACTTGGCATTTTCCCCTATCACAACAACATATCCATTTGATCTATCAATGACATATCGGGACATGATAGGTCTGCTATCTGATCGGCTTTTTACGGCTTGATTTATAGCAACTACATATCTGGAATACGCCTTGGCGTTGTATTCTTTTAGGGTGTAGATTTTATTCATTTTCTTCCTCGTCTTCCTCTTCGTCTTCAATTTCTTTTACTTCAAATTTATAGTCTTCGTCACCACTTTCTATCCCGTTTTGATCTGCAATATTACCTAGTTTATTCCACGCTTCTTCTTCGTTTTTCGCAGTAATTTCGGTTTCAAATACTATTCTTTTAATTGTTAATTTGTATTTCATATTTTCTACCTTCCTTAATTATTGACGCTAAAAACTCTTTAATATATTCAATGTCTTTTCTTTTGTTCCAAAAAATAACAGATTGTTCGTGGTGATATTCGTAAAACCATTTGTATTTTGGGTTATTCAAATTATACCTATCGGTATTTTTTCTCTCAATTCTAATTATTTCATTAACTAATTCTTTTCTATTCATTGTTTTGTGCCTTTCTTAAA